CAATAGTTTAAGAATTGGAAGTAGAGGTCCTTTTCCTTTAATGATTATGTCTAATGGTAGAAATGTTGGGGAGGAAGTTGAGAACATTTATGATGGATCTTTATTTAGTATAACTTCTGCTGGTAGTATTCTAGACCATTTTAAAACTTTCCAATTAGCATCAGATTCAGTAGAGGGTAATCCTAGACTTGTAGCTGGTGGTAATGATGCTGAAGAAACAGAGTCATTTAATTATAATTTTGGTAGTGATGATGGATTACCAATACTTAGAAATCAGATATTAATTAATTCGGATAAAATTACTATGAACGCTAGAAGAAATAACATAACTTTATCTTCTTTTGTTAATATGGATTTTGGAGCTGGTAATAATTTAACTATAAACACAAAAAATTATACAACTATTGAATCTTCTAATATTTATTTAGGAAAACAAGCCAAAACAAAAAAAGAAGAAGATGGTATTGGTGAACCTTTAGTTTTGGGTAATAAGTTAAAAGAGCTATTGGAGGAAATGATTGGGATTGTAGAAACATTAAAAGTTACAGGTTGTGTGGCTGGTCTTTCTGGTCCAATAGATCCAGCTACCATACAAAAAGTTACATCATTAAAAAATAAACTTTCCTCTCCGGATTTTTGGAGTGAATATCATTTTATAGAGGATAATGGACAAAAACAAACTGGACAGGAACAATAAACCTAATGGGGGTCATATGAAGAAATCAGAATTAAAAATGTTAGTAAGAGAAATAGTTAGAGAAGAAGTAGCACTTACAATGAAAGAAGTTATAAAGGAAATTGTTGGTGGTAAACCACAATCTCAACCAAAACCAAAATTAAAACCAAAAAAACAACATTTTTCAAAAAATAAAGTTTTAAATGATGTTTTAAATGAAACTGCTATGGGTGATAGAAGTGAGGAATGGGAAACAATGGGTGGAGCTAAATACACATCCGATAGAATGAATGAACTTATGGGTAATTCTTATGGGAATATGATGAATAATAACCAACAACCAAGTGCAGATTTGATGGTAAAATCTATGGGTGGTAATCCTGATGCTGTAGGAGACACTCTTAAAAACGCGTTAACAAGAGATTATAGTGATTTGATGAAAGCTATGGATAAAAAGCAAGGAAAATAAATATGGGATTAACCAATGATATATACGATGTAATGAAAGAAAGTATGGAATCTGGTATGGATGATGATACTAAACTAGATGATGCTCAATCTAATAATTTATATGGTATATCTGAGGGTATAGCTAATGCAGTTATTGATTTTTTAACCAAACAGACTTTTACAATAACTGAAATGAAATCTATTCTTGAAGTTGAAGAAATATCAACAACAGGTCCACTTCAAGGTGATGTATTACCGACTGTTACAACTACTGGTGTTGGTAATTTAGGTGTACCTGTACCATCGACTGTTGTAAATGGAACTAAAGGTGTGTTGATACCAAAGGTAGATTTGAAAAAATTTGGAGGACAGGGTGGTGCTTTAAAAGCTGTTGGTCATGCTTATATAGGTAGAAATCCTGTAGATAATGAAGAAGGTAATGAGGATTTAACAAAAGTTAAATTATTAGAAGAAAATATAGTAGGAAGATAGTATGGCGATTAAAGATACTTCAAAAAAAACTTTTATAGAAGATAGAGATGATAATGTCTTTATAGGTGTTGATTTGCCATTTAGAAAATCTGATGGTATAGAGGGTTGGTTTGCATCGACAACCACAACTATAGAAGCGGTTAAAAACAATATAAAAAATTTATTAAGTACACATAAGGGTGAGCGATACATGCAACCAAACATTGGTTTAAACCTTAGAAAATTTTTATTTGAACAATTTACAGATGAATTACGGATTCAAATAGAAAATGATATTTTAGATACATTTGATTTTTGGCTACCATTCGTACAGGTTAAAAATTTAGAAATAAAAATGTCGGATGCTACAAGTGGTGTAAATAATAATAAATTAGTAATCAACGTATTATTTAATATAACTAGAGATTCAAATACTTTGGAATCTGTTCAAGTAGAAATAGGAGAATAATAAATGCCTTATTCTAATAAAGAATATAAAATCAGTAATGTAAATTATTTAAATAAAGATTTTTCTTCGTTAAAATCTGCATTAGTTGAATATGCAAAAACATATTTTCCCAACACATATAGGGATTTTAATGAAACGTCTCCAGGTATGATGTTAATAGAGATGTCTGCTTATGTCGGAGATGTTCTATCTTTTTATATAGATAATCAATACAAAGAGATGTTATTACCATTAGCTGAAGAGAGAAGAAATGTGGTTAATTTAGCAAATATGTTGGGATACAAAGTAAAACCCATAAGCCCATCATATGCTGATTTAAATATAAGTCAAACTGTAACTGCTAATACCGATGATATTGATAATATTATTCCAACATATGCTGACGCTCAAATTATTGATAAGGGTTTAAAAGTAACATCTACAGCAGATTCAACAATAGTTTTTGAAACTTTAGACATAGTTGATTTTACTGTCAGCTCGTCAATATCTCCAGTGGTTAGTGATACTGATGGGAATGGGTTAGCTACTGAATTTACTTTGACAAGACAAGTAAAGGCTGTGAGTGGTGAAACAAAAACTAAAACTTTTTCTATAGGTTCTCCTGAAAAATTTAAAAGAATAACTCTTCCTGAAACTAATGTGGTTGAAATTTTGAGTGTTAAGGATTCTAACAATAACAAATGGTATGAAGTTGAATATTTAGCTCAAGACAAAGTTCCAGCCGAAGAACATTATCATTATGCTGAAAGGGATGATGCTTATTCTAGTATTGATAATTCATCTCAAGGGTCTTTAGTTTCCGTACCATATACTTTAGAATTTATAAAATCTTCAAAAAGATTTATAACTGAAATAAATGAAGATAACACAACTTCATTGGTATTTGGTAATGGGTTATTACATCAATCTGCTACTGGATCTTTATCAGATGGTTTTTTTCAAACAGAGCAGGTTGGAATCACAATACCAGGAGAAACGGAAAATATAACCTCTGATATATCTCCAGTATTGGGCACTGCTATGGCTTCTTTGGGTGAATCTCCAAGTAACACAACTTTAACTGTAGAGTATAGGATTGGTGGTGGTATACCATCCAACGTACCTGCTGGTGATTTAACAACATTATCATCCATAAGTAGATTGATTAATGGTAATGGTGTAGATCCAACAATAACAAATTTAGAACCAGCTCGTGGTGGTGCTGATGAACAATCAATTGAAGAAATAAAAAGAAAAACACAAGCTCATTTTATAACTCAAAAAAGATGTGTAACAAAAGAAGATTACGAGGCAAGGGTTTTAGCTATGCCAGCGAAGTTTGGAAATATTGCAAAAGTTTCTGTTAATAGGGCTACCTCACCAGTAGCTACAACTACACAACAACAGGAGTTATTTAATCTATTTGATAATAATGCTGATACTAATTTAAATTTTGAAGAATTTCAATCTTATCTAGCGAATGCTGCATATACACCAACTATACCATCGGTTGAAATACACATACTATCTTACGATAACAATAAAAATTTAGTAAACCCTCCGGATTTATTAATGACTAATTTAAGAAACTATTTGAATGAATTTAGAATGATATCTGATGAATTTGCCATATATGCTGGAAAAGTAGTAAATTTTGGTGTATTTTTTGAAGTTGTTTCTCATAAATATGCAAATAAACACGATGTTAAATTGAGATGTATAAACACAATTATCGATTATTTCGATATAGATAAAATGAAATTCAGACAACCTATTTTTACAAGTGAATTAATATATGAACTTATGGGATTAGATGGAGTTAGAGGGGTAAACCATGTAGAATTAACACAAGGCACTGCAGAGTTTAATAATGTAAATACATTTGTTCCTGAGTTATATGATATTAGTATAGATGGTGGTTTAGAAGTAACGGGGAATAATTCAAATTATGGTTATTTTTATGATTTTGGTCAATTTTATGGTGTTGACACCATAGGAGGTAATGGTGTAATAATACCATCGGTAGAACCATCGGTATTCGAACTTAAAAACCCAAACGAAAATGTTAAAGGAGTGGTACTATAATGCATTATTCAATTTATCCTACAAAAGACACATGGATTTCCAGTGGTTCAAGAAAAACAGATGTAT